GTTCTTGAAGGTCTTGATGGTTATTGTTTAAATCAATCTTTAGTTGATAAGGAAATTCTGTCTGATTCAACCTTTGATGCTTTTTATAGGTTAGTAGAAAACTCTCCTATTCTTGTTGAAGAACGCGTCTTTACTTACCGTGAAGCATGTGAAGGTTTATTTTATGAATCCGATTTCGGACCCATTGATAGATCCACTAGTGCTGGCTGGCCATTTAATTGTTCAAATACCCATACTTCACTTCCAAAGAAACAACATTTTTGGGGTTCAGGTCCCCAATTTGATTTTACTCGGTCTGAAAGTCGTGAATTGGAAAACACTATAATGTCTGATATCGAAAGATACAAGAAAGGTCAACGTGTAACTGAAATTTTTACATATTTTCCTAAGGACGAACGTAGAGCTCCAGGTAAGCTTACTCGTGGAGTTGCTGCTGGTACTACAGCTATTACTGTTAAATTTCGAATGTATTTTGGTGCTTTTACCCTTTGGTTGCATAAAAATCGCGTTTTTAATGGCTTAGCTATAGGAGTTAATCCATATTCTGATGAATGGAGCATGATAGCTGAAGAACTTCTTTCTGTTCGTGATGGTGACATGCAAGTGATTGCTGGTGATTTTAAAGGTCTTGATAAAACGGAGTTACCTCAGATTCATTATGAGATTTTACATGAAATTAATGAATGGTATAATGATGGTCCTGAAAATCGTCTTATACGTGAGATGTTATTTTTAGAGATTTCATTTTCCCGTCATATCTTTAGAGGTAACGTCCTACAATGGCCTTCCAGTTTACCTAGTGGCAATCCGTTAACTACAACCATAAATTCTTTGTATGTAATGGTTTCTATTCAATATTATTGCCGTAGGAAAGAATTACCTTGGGATTGTTTTAAAATAATCATATTGGGAGATGATCACGTCATTTCAGTGAAACCTGAATATGATGCTGACTTTAATGGCACACTACTGCCACCAATTTTAGCTGAATTAGGCTTGGTCTATACAGACGATAGGAAAAGTGAACTCATACCCCCGTCACGTCCAATAACTGATATTGAATTTCTTAAAAGAGCATTCACTTATTGTGAGCTTACAAATCGATGGATAGCTCCATTTCGAATGACTGCCCTTCTTGAAGTTCCCTATTGGTCTAGAACTGGTGCCATGTATCACAGCATAACTATTTCTAATTTCGAATTTATGCTGCGTGAATTGACGTTACATGGAAGGCGTATTTACACTGAAAAAGCTCCTTTGTACATAAAAGAGTTTAAGAAACGTATGCCTTTTTCCCCTTTAAAAATTGATCCTACTAATTGGAAAAGACTTTATTATCAAGTACTTGAAACTACGGATTGGTTTTTCTGACGCCAAGTCGTCCAAAATCTCAAATGGATTAGAGATAGTGGACGACGCACAGTCCGAGATCTTAAATGGGCTAGAGATAATGACTATAAACTAGGAGCGTATATTTTTTGGTATTATTTACGAATATCAATTTGTTTCGCTACCCTTTTTGTTCCGCCCAAATTATTCCGATACCCATATTATGCCTTTCATACCTGGTTGGTATGTCACGAAATGATATACATTTATTTTTCATTAAATATATTTTATATTATTAGAAGGACTACTGACGAAAGATTCCCACCTAATATCCAGAGGATAACCCAAAATGAACATAACTGGTTACGTGCCTACTGTCTTCGCACAATAGTAGGAATCGCTTTTTTGTTCGTTAATTCTTGTGTGACCACTGTAACCGCTCTAGACAAGCTTTTACTTTTATATCTCGTCTTCTAAAAATGAAAATGACGGCCCAGGAAATGGCCCTTCTGCGAAACTTTCCGACACTGGTTTTAGTGAACAAGTTCCAGCTCAAAACTTGTTCGTAGCTTCTCGCGAGTTACCAAATAGTTCAGGTGAATTAATAGCGACTACAAATGTATTAAATACAGGTGTAGAATCCACTGCCCAAGTTGTAAATCCTATTTCGATAGGGCGAGGTATTATTGACAATGCCTCAACCGGTATCGATCAGGATATACGTACTTTTTTATCCAAGCCATACCCAATACAGAACGGAACCTTGGGAATTTCAGACACTGTATCCACTTTCCCAATGCTTACAGTACCATCTCAAATTATCCAGATACCCTTATTTTTGAACAAATTAAAAGGATATCTGGGAATTCGTGCAACTTTAGTCTTTAGATTGCAGGTCAATGCTAATAGATTTCAGCAAGGTAGGTACATTTTGGCATGGACCCCTATGTGTGGTTCACAGGGTAGTTCTGTTGCTTCTTCACATTGGTATAACATACACAATCATACCTTGACCCAACGTACACAATTACCACATGTTGAACTTGATTTAGCAACTGATACTCAAGCGATTCTAAAGATACCCTATGTTAGTGTCTTAACCCATGCACCTATTGTATCAACCGGCTCTGTAGGTGACATAGGTGTGGTTCAAATTACCCCGTATTCCCCTTTAGTTGCTCCAGCTGGCTCTGCGATAGCATCTTATACCCTTTGGGTTTCATTTGAGGATATTCATCTAGCAGGTGCAGCAGTTCCTCAAATGGCTCGTGCATTTCAGGCCAAAGTTGTTCCTCGGTCGAAGAACGCATCAGAAACTGAACAGAAAGAAGCAGGTATTGGTCCGTTACAATCGTCTATGCGTGTTGTTTCAAAAGTTTCAGACTTTATTGGTACTACGATTCCCTTCTTATCAGAATTTGCTATGCCTGTTTCTTGGGCAGCTAATATCGTTGGAGGTGTGGCCTCCATTTTTGGTTGGTCTAAACCTCTTGTTCTTAATCCTGCCGAGAGGAGGAAAATCGATATCTTTCCTTACGTTACGACTATGGATTCTTCTGATACTGCTGCTCCACTTTCTCTCTCAGCTAGAAATGCTGTTGAAGTTTGTCCTGGTTTTGCCGGTACCGACATAGATGAAATGTCGATACCTTTTCTTATTTCTATACCAGCCTTTTGGGCAAATGTAGCATGGACTACTTCTGCTGTTAATGGAACTGCTTTGACAACTCTCTCTATGAATCCTAGATTTTTCCTTAATACTTCTACCTCTTTTGGAGGTACTAATGTTATCAATTATTTACCCCTAGGTTTCTTGGCGACATGCTTTGGTATGTATAGAGGTTCAGTCGTTTTAACTTTTAAGCTCATAAAGACGGAATTTCATTCTGGTAGACTTCTTCTTGCCTTTAATCCATTCCATCAACCTTCTGGTTCTGGAGCTTCTTATACCATTACAGACAGTTCTTATATCCACAGAGAAATTATAGATATTAGAGATGGAAATGAATTTAGTTTCACAATTCCATGGACTTCGTTGACTTCATATAAAAGTACTTTTTCTACTGATGCTATTTATGGTACAGTCATATTATTTGTCTTGGATGAATTGGTAGCTCCTGCAACTGTTTCTTCCACAGTTAATATTTTGGTTGAAGTCTCCGGAGCAAAAGATTTTGAATTTGCTCAACCTATTAATTTAGCTGTTGGCCCTGTTGCTGGGGTTTTCCCACAAATGGCTGATTGTTTTGATCCTAAACCCCAATCTAATCCCAGTAGTTTTATATCAGGAGTTATTGGCGGATCTAAGGTGTCTGAAGATGAACTTCTTAATTCACGGATGGCTGTTGGTGAAAGAATACTTTCTCTTCGTTCTTTACTTAGAGCGACTAGTGTTTTAGCTCAACAAACATCTTTGTCTCCTAGCAGATTTACAAATTTCTTGCCATATACTCTATTTTTCTCCAATGCATATAGCACACCAGCAATGCCTCCTGTTGGTGGAGATTATTATAGTATTATAGGTTCTTTTTATGCCCTTTCTAGAGGGGGTGTACGGTTTAGAGCTTATGATCCTACTAATAGTTATCAGGGGTTTTATACCACTGTATTACAACCAGTATCATCATATGCTAGTAGTGGATTTAATTATTCAACTACTGATTTTGCTGGTTCTTCATTGAATTACAGAAATAATAACCCCTTTGTTATACAGAATTTTCCTCATACTGGGGGCATGGAAGTTTCTGTGCCACAATACCATCTATATCACTCCCGAGCTAATGTTGATCATTTTTCAGTGCCTACATCTGGTGCTCTAACAATCAATTTATCTACTAGCTCCACACTTACCCGGATAGGAGTAAGTGTTGATACTAATACCCCACCCATAAACAATTTACAGTTTATGAGGTCTATGTCTGACGATGGCAACTTTGGAATGTTTGTTTCCATTCCTCCAATGTATGCCATAACAGGCACTTCTTAAATCCTATCCATTGAGTTAAAGATTGTTGGCTTGCTTTAACTAATTGACTACACAGTGCCAATTTATTTCTGTGTTGTTGAATTTGAATTCTATGATGTACATCAAAACTTAATGCGAATAGTAAAATTCTTTACTATTTTCAAGCAGTTTTATACGATGTGCGGAGTTTCAGGGTTATAAACCCCCAAGAGTCTCTTACCC